GCTGTGCGCGAAATACGTTAGGTGATATGGAGGGATAAAACCCAATGTTACCCAGGGACGGAACGGGGCTGATGCCGGGCTGGCCGTTGGGGACAAATGACAAGGGGTTCTCCTTTTTAATCTGCCTGGTGACAGCCCTTACAGTAAGAAGCGGCCCGGCTTTCAGTTTCGGTCTGAGTGATCAGGCCTCCACATCCAGCCGGGGCTTCCGTCGGGCGGGGTGAATACTTTATGTCTGTTTGTTTAGCTTGCTTTGCAGGCGTTCGATGTCTTTTTTAACACCGGCGGCTTCATTGAGCGCGAGCGCCCGTTGCAGTTCGGCCAGGGCCTGGGGTAGTTGCTCTGCAGCACGGTATTGGTAGCCGAGGGCTTTGTGCAGTTTGGCGCGCACCTGGTCGGGCATGTCCTGGGCGGTCGTTAAGCTGGCGACGTGTTCAAGTTGAACCACGCTAACGCTGTTGTGCTTGAGGCTGGCGTCGGCAAATTCTTCTGCTACTACCGTTGCCATGGTGCGTTTATGCGCATCAGGTGTTGGTAGTTGGTGGGCCAGGCAATAGGCGGCAATAGTCAGTGCGCGGTCGTAATTGCCGGTGTCGATTTGCCATAGCAGCAAGGTGGTGACGATGTCGTTACTGCCGCCGGTGTTGGCCTCGAGAATGCCGTCGATATAGGCGTCGTATTCGCCGACGATAGTTTTCTTGAGCTCGACCTTTTTCTCGATACTTTGAATCGATTTAAGCTGGCGCTTGTGCTCGGCCAGTTGCACGAGTTGCAGTTCGTAGCCGGTATGGTCGTCGGTATGACCATTGTCGGCGTTGTTCTCTGCCTCTGCCTTGGCCCGCACTCTGTCGCGATGGCGTTGTGCTGGTGTTTGACTCATAAATTCACCCCTTTTTTTATCCCTATTTACGTCTGGTCTTGCGCTGAAAAGCCCGGGTTACACCCAGGCTGCGCCGTTCCAGAGCTTGATGTTTTCAACCGCGCAGAATGCACCTGTGTCTTCAACGACGTAGTCTTCGTTGATGGACTGGTAGTCTTCAATGCGGTCGCGGGAGGCCTTTTCGACAATGGTGCGGCGGCGTGTGCCTTCCTGCCAATAAATCGAGAGGTTTTCATAGGTGGTAATGGCCAGGCTGCGCGCTGGGAAAAATGGCACGCGAACAGCAGGCAGGCCGCCGACGCGTTTTTGCGAAACAATGAGGTCGCTGGCGATTTTCTCGGTGGGCGTGTTGTTGTCGTCGATAATGGGGAAGTATTTATCAGCCAATAACTGACGCCCCATAATCGCAACCAGGCCGGTGTCTTCGGCGTGCCATTGGTCGAGCAGCTGTTCAACCATGTCAAATACCATGGAGTCGACGTTTTTATAGTCGGCACCGGCAGCATCGGAAACACGAACTTGGCTGGCTGTTCCACCCTCGGTCATGATGCGGGCGGGGTCATTGTCGCGAACGTACTGCAACCAGCCTGCGTTGACATCTTGCAGCAAAGGGTTTGCGCCACGGTCGGAGGTGGCGGCACGGCTGGTGCCGTTCCAGCCGATCATTAAGCGGTCGCGGGCGATTTGGCGAATAATAGCGTCGCGAATTTTGGTCTGAAAGTCTGGGAACTTGGCCCACATATCGAGCTTGGAGTATTTGAGGTGGGTGTCGAAATTGGTTTGCTCGCAACGATAACCGAAGGTGTTGAGGTCGGTTGGGTCGGTGGTGCCCCTGTCTTGCGCGTCGGTGTCGGTGGTGCCGGCGATAGTAGAGCCAGTGCCGAGGCCGATGGTTTCGCCCTCTTGCTCAGCAACGCCAACAACGTTAATGCTGTTTAAGAAGACAGAGGATTCTTGAATGCGGTCTTCAAGGGTTTGCGAGACGCTGGGCGTGGCGGCAAACTTTTTGCCGGAGCTGACCGTGTCTTCCAGCACGCCGTTGAGTTGGGCTTGTTGGCGAAGGTAGCCATTGTAAAGTTCGCGGGTTGCTGTGCGCATGGGGTCGGTGCTCCTGGTGGTGCTTTAAGTGATGCGAGGGTGGGTTAGGTGTGTGCTGGGCTAGCAGTCGGCCAGAACTTTGTCGCCTGCGCCGTCGGCAGCTGGGCGCTGATGGCCAAAGGTTTCGCCGTCGAGCTTTTTCACCAGGGCGTCAAAATCGGTTTTTAGGCTGGCGACGCTGTCGTTTATGCTGCTGAATTTATCTTTGTCGGCGTCGTCGCTGGGGTTTTTCAGGGCCTGGATCTCTTCGGCCATCGCTAAAATAGCGTCGTTTTGGTCGTTAAAATGGGCGCTAAACTTTTCGTCCTGGTCTTTTTTACTGCGCCCGAGCAGGTCTTTAACTTTGCTGAACAGGCCGGTTTTTTCGTCATGGTTATTGCCAGAATTGTCTGTGCCCGGGGCTGCATTTTCGTCGCCTTCCATTTCAATGCTGACCAGTTCGGCGGAGCTAAAGAGGTTTTCTGGGTCGTGTTTTTTGGCGTTCAGCGCGTCGGCCGTTTGTTTGTGTTGGGCTGAAAACTGCAACATTTCAGTGCCCAGAGAGGCAGGGTTGTCGGTAATGCCCAACCCATACATGTAAGCCTGGTTGCTGCCACCAAAGTTGGTGTCCATCTCAATAGATGTGTATATTTTCTGCCGAGCCTGGTTGATTTTTACCAGCTCGGGTGTAGGGGCGATTTGCGCATATAGCCCCATTTTGCCCGACATAGGGCCGGCTTTAATTTCTTCCGAGCGCAGCGCTTCGACATCGCCGTAAGCGGGGAAAGGGCCGTCGGCAAATAGCCCGCGCTGGTGTTCAAGCCAAATGCGTGCGCCGAATTTTTCAGGGTTGTAACTGTCCGCCATTTCAACAATTTGTTCCCGGCTTATTTCACGCCCATCAGTGGCCTGGCCTTCGACGGCAACGCGGAAAAATTTTGACTTTGACTTAGACATAGACATGGGGTTTGCCTCAATTGCTGGAGTGAAAAAAGTAGTTGTGACCATCACGAGAAGAATAAGAACGGCCGGGACGTCACGGAAAATATTAATTTTAAATGCCATTTTATTGCCTCGATTGTCAGTCTGGTTTGGGTTGCTGCTAGGGTTGCTAAAATAAACAGGGCAAACAACGCGCCCGCGATGTAAGCGGCGGCTTTACCTTGTGAGCGGGCAAGTAGCGGGGCTGCTAGACCTTACCCTGTGGCCATGCAAAACATAAGCAACGATAGGCTGGAAGCGCGCCTGCTGTACTGGCAGGGTTATGGCGTGCCCGAGATTGCCAAAAGCCTTGATATAAAGGTGCCAACACTGCATAGCTGGAAGCGCCGCGACGAGTGGGACGCGGCACCGGTGGTAAAGCGGGTGGAAGGTGCGGTGGATGCCCGCCTTTGCCAGTTAATTAAAAAAACAGCCAAAACGCCGGCCGATTTGTTGGAAATGGATGCTTTGACGCGAGTGCTTGAGCGCACGGCGCGCATTCATCGATATTCTAATGGTGGCAACGAGGCTGATTTAAATCCGAATATAAAAGCCCGCAATAGTGGCAGGCGTCGCCCTTCTAAAAAGATAAAAAACGATATTTCGTCAGAGGCCCTGGTCAATATTAAAAAGGGCTTTATGGATGAGCTTTTTGGCTACCAGAAAGAGTGGTTGTCGCAAAAACTTATTCGCCGAATTCGCAATATTTTAAAAAGCCGACAGATAGGCGCGACCTATTATTTCAGTGGTGAGGCGCTGGTTGACGCTGCCGAGACTGGCGACAATCAAATATTTATTTCGGCGTCAAAAGCCCAGGCCCATGTGTTTAGAAATTATGTAGTACAGGCGGCAAAACGCTGGGCCGATGTTGATTTAACGGGTGACCCTATAGTGCTCTCCAATGGTGCTGAGTTGATTTTTCTATCGACCAATTCAAACACGGCGCAGAGTTATCACGGCCATTTATATGTTGATGAGTATTTCTGGATTCAACGCTTTCAAACGCTGCGCAAGGTAGCCTCGGGTATGGCGGCCCATAAGAAGTGGCGGCAGACGTATTTCTCTACCCCTTCGAGTGTTAATCACGAGGCTTACCCCTTTTGGATGGGCACGTTGTTTAACAGGGGGCGCAAAAAAGAGGAGCAAATACAGCTCGACGTAGGCCATAAAAAGCTGGCCGGCGGGCGTATGTGTGAAGACGGCCAGTGGCGACAAATTGTGACGCTATTAGATGCCGAGAAAAAAGGCTGTGATTTATTTGATATTGACCAGCTAAAGCTGGAGTACAGCCCAGAGGAAATGGCCAACCTCTTTATGTGTGAATTTGTCGACGATACCTTTTCGGTGTTTTCGTTCGCGGAGCTGACGGCTTGCATGGTCGATGCCTGGGTAGTTTGGGATGACTATAAACCGCTGGCCCCCAGGCCTATGGGCAACCGCGAGGTGTGGATTGGCTACGATCCTAGTCGCACAAGTGACAACGCGAGCTGCGTGGTGGTCGCGCCGCCTTTGGTTGAGGGTGGCAAATATCGCTGCCTTGAAAAGCATAACTGGGTGGGCATGGATTTTGTGGCCCAGGCGGAGAAAATCAAAAATCTGACTGAGACGTATAACGTGACTCACGTCGGTATTGATCGCACGAGTATTGGCATGGGTGTTTTCGATATCGTTAAACGTTTTTACCCGGGCGCGGTGGGTTATGACTATAGCCCCGAGGTGAAAACGCAGATGGTATTGAAGACGAAAGATGTTATTTCGTCGGGCCGTTTGGAATTTGACCACGGCTGGACTGACATGGTGCACGCCTTGTTGATGATTAAACGAATGATGACAGCCGGCGGCGGGCAGATGACTTATAAGGCCGGCCGGACAGATGACACGGGGCATGCGGATTTAGCCTGGGGCTTGATGCACGCTTTAAACAAAGCACCTTTGCACGAGAGTGTTAGGTCGAAATCGATAGTGGAGATTATGTAATGGCGGGGAGTGATGTAGTAACGGCACCAGCAAAAGATGTTGAGGCCTTCACCTTTGGTGAGCCTGAGACGGTATTAAATGGCCGTGATGTTATGGATTATACCGAGAGCTGGTTTTCGGGCCGCTGGTATGAGCCGCCGATTTCTTTTGACGGCCTGGCGAAAAGTTATCGGGTTGGCCCTCACCACAGTTCGGCGATACAGGTGAAAAAGAACATGCTGGTGAAGATGTTTAAGCCGCATAAGTTATTAAGCCGGCAGGAGTTTGAGAAGTTTGTGCTGGACGATATCGTTTTCGGCAATGCGTATTTGGAGAAGGTGGAAAGCCGCATGCGTGAGCCGATGCGCTTGAAGCATTCACTGGCCAAGTACACGCGGCGCGCTAAAAATGATCGTTATTGGTTTGTTCATTCTTACGCTAACCCCCATGAGTTTGCCGAGGGGTCGGTTTTCCATTTGCTCCAGCCGGATA